TTAGGAAGGCTGCGAACTCAACCATTGTCAGAGCTTTATACTCCGATGGGCTGATGTTGAATGCCTGGCAAAAGCTGGCCATTCTAACTGCCGCTTGCTTCCTTATTCTTTTTTTGCTTCATCACCCGAAACCATGGCGAGCGCCTGGCTTAGTGTGAACTTGCTTGCTTCCTCGATTGTGAATTTAGGGTTTTCCCTTTTCATTACAATCCAGATAAAGCTCTTTAGTGCCTTGCCTTTAGGCTTTCCGTTGCCAAAGGCGTTATCGATGCTTTCGCCTGTTAGGTTCTCGATGATTTCTACTTCTTCGAGAGTCAGGCTTTCAAAGTCAAAGCTATTCATTCTGTGGGTATTCCTTTCGTGGATTTGCTTGCTATTAGTTTATCTAAACTTCTGTAGTAGTTCTGGTAAACCTCGTCGCGCGTGATGCCCAAAGCCTTTACGAAGAATGGCTGTGGCTTTATGTTGCGCTTGAACCAACCCCAATGAATAGGGTTAGCGTAGGGAACCGATTTGTTATTACCTGCAGACACGGATACCCGGTTCAAAGACTTGGATACCCTGATGCTATTGCGTAGGGCTCCAGATCTAACCGGGGCTAGCGCTCGGGCCTGACCTGCAACCAACTCACCGGCCTCAGAGCCGGCTGCCTTTATCTCAGCAGCCGGAACTCCGATAGCCTGGAGAGCCTTTATAGCCTGTTTAAGCCCTGCTACTTTGATGCCAGCAGGATCAGCCATAACTAAGCGGTTGCGTCTACTTCGACACCGTAGAAGATGTCTGAAGCTGGGGTGTGAGGCGTGTTTACCACGGTCAAGGTTACGCTGAATACTGCGGTCTCGTTGCTAACCAAAGCTAGTGGAGGAATCTGATCGAAGGTGACAGTTCCCTTGTAGTGAGGCTGGCTTGAAGACGGGCTGGCATTTCCATTAGGCGCGATGGTGAACTGAGCGGTTGAACCGAAGTTGTCCCAAAGAACGCGGTAAAGGCTTGCAGCGTCTCCGGATACGATTCCGTCTAGCTGTAGTGACCATTGGCCACCGACGCGAACCTCACAGAAGGTCTGGACATCGCCAGGAGCGTCATCGAGAGTTAGCTGAACCAAGTTAGCGTCGCAAGCGTATTCGGTTGCGCCAAACTTGAAGAGGATGTTTTGTGCTTTGATTCTGGTTGAAGCCGGCATGGCTACCTTTCTAAATTGTTAAGTTGAGCTGGCAGTAAATGTTTGCCGATAAGAACTCAGCATTGTTGGTCTGTAGGTTGTAAGGCTGATTCACAGAAGTAATTCGAACATAAGTCAAAGGCTCGATGGCGTTCAAAGTATCTTCAATTAGCTGATCTAGATTCTCGGTTGCTTTCTTGTTAGTCGCGGTAGAAGCTACCAATACTAACTCGATGCCTAAGCTCCATTCTCCAAATTGTGCAGTCTGAAGATAAGGCTGAGATGCGTTTAGAAGAACAATGGGCGGTGTGATTCGCTCTGGAATATACTCCAGGACGTTCAAACCTGCATCAACTAGTTCGAGCTTGAACTCGACCTTAGCTGCATTGATTTCGCTCATACTGCATAGCCCGTGTAAGGCATCAGTAGTGGGTAAACAGCATTCAATGGATCTTTAGCAACTCTGATGGGTGCTCCATCAAAGCTGGCAAACTGAGCCACTCCGTTAGGAGCTGAGCGACGGTGGAAGAGTTCAGACGAAGCGATTAGAGTCGCTTGATCGTGAACTGACACCGGCACGGTCTTGGTTCCGATGTATCGGGTTACCAAGGCGTGTCCAGCAGTCAGGCATTCTTCTGGGAAGGTTGTTTCCTCTGTTCCCACATACGCCTGAAACTCTGCCAACGTCACTGCCATTTTAGATTCCTACTAAACGATGTCTAGTTTGACCAAAGCGTCTGCGAATGGGATGGTGATCGCCATGTAGCCGTAAACGCTGATTGAGTCGGTCAAGGTTGTGATGTCACCTGAGGAAAGTCTAACCGGTGCACCTGCAGACTCGAGAGTCTGAATTGCTGCGCTGTTAGCCATGTAGCCTAGGTTGGCTCCGAATGCTGGGTCTACAATAATTGGCAAACCGAATATCTGGCCGGCTAGACCTGGGATATTAGCTGATCCAATGTTGTTAACTCCTGGGCCATCTACTACGACGATTGGACGGCCATCTTCACCTGCTGCTTGTAGAAGCTTCTTGTAAGCGCCAGTTCCAACCATAATCGCCTCTGGGCGAAGTCCGGTCTCTGTAAAGATAAACGCGGATGCATCTGCGATTCCACCGATAAGCGCTTCGCTTGTTAGTGCTGATACATCGAAGGTTTTACCTGCGTAGTTCTGGGCCTCAATTAGGTCTACTACTGCGTTGTTGGTTGTGTTCGCGTAAGCAATAGATAGAGCGCGAAGTGCGGTGTCTAGGTAGTTTACGGATGAACGCTCAATAGTCTGACGGCTCATTGAAGTGTATCCACCGTAAGTAATTACGTTAGCTGATACTGAATCAATGGTTAGGTTTCCAAAGGCAAGTTCTTCATTCTCAGGGTTCTGAACGCCAACTGTAAGAGTGTTTGCAGATACCTGTGCATACTCAACGGTTAGACCGGCTGCTGGAAGAGCTGCGCGAGAGAATGCTGAGAGTGTTGGGCGGTTGGTGTTGATTAGGTTATCAATGTATCCCAAGAAGCCTGGAAGGGCTACTGTGTCTGCTGAAGTTGAAGCAGCGCGGGCTAGGGCCTTTGCGTCTTCGTCTCCATCTAGAAGAGCCTTAGCAAACTGACCCTGAGAGCGGAACTTGTGTGTTGCTGGTGTTGCGGTCTCGACTGATTTGCCCGCTTCAATGACTCGGCGCAGTTCTGCAACCTCATCCTGAACGGAGCGAACGTCAAGTTCAATGTTGTCTGACATTGTTTCACTTTCTGTTTCGATAGGAGTCTCATCAGCTAGCTCTGCTTCGCTGCGGACTTCGGTTATTTTTGCGCCTTCAAAGGCAGGGAACGGAACTACTGAAACCTCTTTGAGATCTACTAGCTCCCTAACAATCGTTTGGCCTTCTTTACGATCTACAACCGGAAAGAAACCAACCGAAAAGCGATTCAGAACATCGTCCTGAAGTAATGTGTAAACTTCGTTGCCCCTAGGAGTGTCTGAGATTCGAGCAACAATCTCGTATCCTTCTGGGGTGTCTCGGCCTTCGATAACTTTACCGATTGGCTCTTCGTGACCGTAAAACAGCTTTACGTCTTCCACGCCATCAATTGCTCCTGGCTCAAAACGCTCTTTAGTGTTTCCGGTTAGCTCGATCTCCTGACCGTAAGGAACTGCAAGACCAACAATGGTTCTTTCCTCGGTCTCAACTAATCGAGCCTGAAACTCGCGTGTAATCATTTCAGACATCTAGTCCTTCTTTCGTTCTTACTTCTTCTGGAGTCAGAATGCCAGCATCGATAGCTACCTTGTAGTAGTTGTATCTAGCCGCGACATCTGCCTTGAATAGGTGCTCGAAGTCAAACTCGACCCGGTTGCCACGTGGAAGGCAGTTGCTAAGAGCGTCTGTAATTGCATCGGTGTAAGCCATCAATGTGTGACGGTAAAACACTTGGTTCTCATCTTGGAGGTTTGTGTAGGTGTCTGAAGCACCTGGCACGGAAGTCAGGAGCAGTCGCGCCGGGACACCGAATAGGCGAGCAACGGCCTGAACCTGCTGATCCTGAACTTCGGTAAAGAGGGCGTCCTTCGGGGAGAGCGCAATCTGCTGGTATTCGAAACCGTTTCCTAGAACTGCAACCTGACGGTTCTGTTGCTTGTTGTGCCAGTTAGCAGTTACTGTTTCTGCGTCGTCCTTGTTTAGCATGGCGTTGGTCTTTAGGATTCCTGTTGGAACTCCAGCTGCGGTAAACCAGTTGCCGGCGTAATCTCTTAGATCAATAGCTGCGCTTATGTCTTTGTAGCAGGATGCAATTGGGCTTACGCCTAGAAGCTGACCAGCCTGGCTGAAGATTCTTAGGTGCTCAATTTCGCGCTCGGTGTAGCGTGTGCCCAAGTAGTCATAGACGACGGTTGAGTAATCAATTGCACCATTGTTCATCCTTGGCCAGCTTGGTTGAACGGCTGAAGCCGGAAGAATGGTTAGGTTGTTTACCTGACCGTTAGATCCAAAGTTCTTTAGCCAGTATGCGTTGCCCTCGAGCGCTAGTGATGCAACTGTTTGGAAAAGAAAGTCGCGACGGTTCTGTTGGATGCTTGGGTTGTTTACCAATACTGGGTTTTCAACTTTTAGTTCAATGCCTGTCGCGAATCTGTAAGTGTTGATGGTCATCTTGCTGATTGGAGTGCCGATGATCTGGACAGCTCTGTAAACGGCTGTTAGAGACAATGCAGTTGTTGGGTTTACAACAGCTGGGTGTCTTGTCGGAATTGTTGGCTGGGCAGCGCGTCTCTCAGGACGTCTTAGAAGCCTGTCAAATATAGATGCCATATAGACATCATAGTATCATACACCGACTAGAATACGCCGACGGTGGCGTGTTGCGCTCGCGAGGAAACGTAAAGCGCCATGACCGTTGCCATTAGAGCATCGATGTCTCCGAGAGACTCGGACCGGCTAATAAACCAGGACTCTCCGACTTGCTTGGAGACCCCGTTAGGCATTTGAGCGACGAGGAGGGGATCGTTCGCGTGCCTAACGAGGCCGTTGCCAAACATAGCATAGACAGCCGAGCACATTGAGGAGACTTCTTTAGCCCATAGTTGCCAGACCGTGTGACCGGAGATTTTTAGTCTCTTGCCCAAGTTGGTTAGCTGGCGATCATCCAATGCTATCGCTCGCGGACTGAACTTTGCATACAAGGCGGTTAGCTCGTTGTAGAGCTGGTCTTCCGTTGGGTTTACTAGCGACATCACTAGCTCCGTCTCTTGAACACCGTCTTGAGTGTTAGCAATTGCGATTGTAGCGTGGCCCCAGTTTTTTGTAATGTCCACGGCGAAGACGGCGTTTTGAGTATTGGTCACACCTCTACCGGTTGCAGCTCTAAACAGATTGGCAGGTAACCAGGAGTTAGACGTGCCAGCGATAAATTGATTCAGGCGATAGCGTCTAGCTTCATGCTCTGGAATTGTCTTTAGGTCAGAGATGATTTGCTCAATCTGAACTCGACCTGCTGCAACAGAAGGGTTGGCTGCCATGATTGCTTTTGGATCATCGATGGCTGCGTTGTCAGGTGCAGTCCAAAGGAAGAAGCCAAAGCGCTCTAGATCTTCGGATCCGTTGGCTGCTAAGGTTCCAGACTTGTAAAGGTCTATTAGGGTCTTTGAGTTTTGGTCTCCGGCTGTTGTGATTCCAACAACAATGCCATCCTTGCGCTGGGAAGTTCCAAGAACTGCAGCTGACCACATTCCCTCTTTTGCCAGGTGAAGCTCATCGAATAGACAGAAGCTAATCGGGATACCTTGGAGAGCGGCTTCTTTGGCAGCCTTTACATCATACCGGCCACCACCGTCAGCTGTGACGATGCCTCGGGTTTCAGTGGCTCGCTTGAATCGCTTCTTTAGGAATTGGTTGCTATTGATTACGTATAGGACTCGGTTGTAAACGATGTTGGCCTGATCCGTGCTCGATGCCAGGCTGATGCATTGTGGCCCAATCTCATGGAGTAGCAAGCCGTAGAGTCCAAGCATGGCTGCGATAAGGCTCTTGCCGTTCTGGCGTCCCACGGAGATAACTACCTGGCGATAACGAAGTCTCCCCGGATACATTGGGTTGTCATCTGGATATCGCTCGAGGATAGCGCGCAGTAGCCACTTCTGCCATTCGTCAAGCTGTAAGCCGTCTGGATTCTCCGGGCTCTTCCAGGCTATCTCTGCAAACTCGATCAGCTTATCGCCGTCAGTCTTGAAGTCCTTAGATAGCGGTTCCGTGTAGAGCGTGGGTAGCTGAAGCATTATCGGGTTAGCAACTTCTCCAGGGGATCAATAGATTGAGCTGCATCGCCAATAGATCGCTTCAACTCAAGCACGGTCTTGCGCAATTCGGCTGCCGTGGAGGTATTGGCTTGTTGGTCGAAGCTCTTTGCCAGCTGGAGGCATAGGCCGGCTAAAACCTTTTGTTCCAAGTTCAAGTCCAGCTCTTCCAACCAGTTCTGTATTGATTCAGTAATCACTTGCTCTCAATTCTCGAATAATCTGACCAATTTGTAAAAAAGAAAATGCTTGCGCGGGATTGCGGAGGAATGACAGAAAAAAACGCTTCAATCATTTCCAAACCAATTTCTTTATTGATTCAATCTTTTTTGCCAATGCAGGGCCGTGATGGCTATGCCAAACCATTCTAAAGGCGAATAGTTCATGCCTCCAACCGTATGTCCGGCGTGCCCTTCTTCTTTTAGCCTTGATTGGTCTGAGTTTGTAAGGCAAGGCATCGTTCATAGCCCTTAGCGCCCTAACCCCCACCGTCTTTGATACCCCACCCCTATTTGTATCTAGGGTTTCTCCAGGTGACTCTTTGAAGTACCCGGTCTTGCTTGCGGCCGTTGCAGGATCTACATAGGGATTGAAGATTGTTGAGGTCATGGTTGGGTTCACCTTCCCCTGGAGGAACGATGTGATCAATCGTCCAGTCTTCACCGATCAGTTCCTTCGCACACGAGACACAAATCGGCTCCAAAACAGTCTTCGCATACGTCCGCGCTTTTGCCCAAGCCGTAGATTGGTGCCATGATGCCATCTGCTAATCCTTTCAATTGGTTATCTTGTATCTTCCAATACTCTAGTTCTTTGATGATCTCCTCAACGGTGAGGATGTCTCCAAGCGAATAGTGAGCATCGAGGAACTCTACGAACTGATTCCTGGCATACCTAACGCCATTCAAGAAGCCATCTGAATACACCGATGTCTTAAAGCTTTTGATTACCTTGTCCACCTTCTTTTGATTCACTTTAGATCCTCCTTGATTAGCTTTAGCGCGCTGTCTAATACCCAACAGCTTGAGTGTTCGCATGAGCCCTCAGTTGCATACTCGAAACAGATTTGCCCATCGAGCTCTCTAATAATTCGATTGCGTTCAATCGTCCGGCCTTCGGTTACGCCAAGATTGAAGCCAAGGATGGACAGCTCAGCGATTTGGTCTTTGTGCTTATCGACTATCTTCTCGAAGTCCATCATCTACTCCAATCAGCTTTTAGAAACAGAATTGAAGCTGCCAATGCCAACAGCCCTAGGGTTGGTTCGCCTATTGCGAAGCCTAGGATTGTGACCGATATGACAACGGTTAGTGCCATAGTTATTCTCATTATGTTTAGCAATTTGTTGCCTTTCTGTGTGTGGTATGTCAATTATGGTTATCAGCTAGAGGTTTATGTGATTTATCCGCAGTTTGTTATCAAATTGTTATTTGTAGACACCTCGAGCAATTAGCTCGCCTCGATGGTGAGTGCCACACTTAGCGCACTTGTATTTCCTGTATCTTCCAGCTCC